AAACCTGAGTGGCTATGAAACTAACACAAGAAATTATTGACCAGATACAAGAAGCAATGCTTCACACCAAAAAGAATGGTGACATCAACTGGGAGGATGGTGATGAGATTGATGTCTGTCTTGCAGGCACGTTTGCAGCAGATAGATTTATTGTCATTCATAACAGGACAAAAAGTAGCACATCTAAACACAATTTTATAAAATGAAAGATTTTAAAGTTCCAGTTGCTGTGATTACATTCCTTGCTGCTCAAGCAGGTGGTATGGTCTGGTTTTTATCAGGCATACAGAATAGAGTTCAAGCTCTTGAAGGAGAAAGACTCAACAATGTAGAAGTCACAGCGAGTGAGAACAGAAGATATATCCGAGAAGTTATTATGCCTTCTTATAACATCAGTGACGCATGGTATAATCCACATTATAAAATGTGGTTAGAACAGGGTGGTTGGTCTGATATCAGGGAGTGCAAACACGACTAAATGAAATGAAAGAATTTGATTATGACCTCGATTACAAAAACATTGATTTTTCACTTGAAGAGAACCGCAAACTTTATCGCATTGGAAGGGGAGAACAAGGAGTGCTATTGGTACGGCCTTACACTAACGATATATGCGCTCATTGGAGATTTGTAAATGAAACTATTGCTCGCAAATCTGCTGATAAAATCTACTCCATGTTCTGTGACTATAAGGAGCAACAGGACTTCATTGGAATGGACATGGCTCGGAAGTTTCTTGAAATGGGATTTACTCGCTCCCGTAGGTATGCAAATCATCCTAGTGGAAAGAAGTACGCTAGCGATGGTTCCGTATCACCGCAGTCGCCAACCGCACTACACTGTGAAAAGTCCCGCTCTGCAACTGTTTTCAAAAGAATGAGAGACAGAGCTGCCTATGATGAAAAGTATGTTACAATGAGAAAAGAGTGGAGATCTAATGAGTGATTTTTTATGGGTTGAAAAATATCGTCCTAAGACGATTGAAGAATGTATTTTGCCTGCAAATACAAAGAAAACATTTTCAAGTTTTCTAAAGAAGGGTGAAGTTCCAAACCTACTTCTTGCAGGCCCTGCTGGTTGTGGAAAGACTACAGTTGCAAAGGCATTGTGTCATGAACTTGGTGCAGATTTTTATGTGATTAATGGATCTGATGAAGGTCGTTTTCTTGATACTGTAAGAAATCAGGCAAAGAATTTCGCCTCAACTGTCTCTTTGATGGGTGGTGCAAAACACAAAGTCATCATTATTGATGAGGCAGACAATACAACTCACGATGTTCAACTTTTACTTCGTGCAAACATCGAAGAGTTCTATGGTAATTGTAGATTTATATTTACTTGTAACTATAAGAATAAGATAATCGAACCGTTACATTCAAGATGTGCTGTTGTTGATTTTTCTATCAGAGGAAAAGAAAAACAAGAGATTGCAGTTGAGTTTTTTAAGAGACTTAACTATATTCTTGATGAACAAAGAGTTGAGTATGATAAGAAAGTAATTGTAGAACTTATAAACAAACACTTCCCTGATTGGAGAAGAGTTCTCAATGAATGCCAAAGATATTCTGCCAGTGGTAAAATAGATACAGGTATTCTTGCAACATTCACAGACGTTTCAATTAATGATCTCACCAAAAATCTCAAGGAGAAAAACTTTTCGGCAGTTCGTAAGTGGTGTGTCGATAACTTGGATAATGATCCTGCTATACTTTTGCGTCGTATCTACGATGCTCTTTATAGCTCCCTCAAAAACTCTAGCATTCCTGCTGCTGTTCTCATTGTTGCTCGGTATCAGTACCAGATTGCCTTTGTGGCGGATCAAGAAATTAATCTCCTCGCTGCGCTCACGGAAATAATGCTGGAGTGTGAATTCAAATGAAGTACAATCAAATTTGTTTAACACTTTTAGTAATCTTATCTTTTTTAAATTATTTAAAATGAATTGCTGGCATTGTAACACAGAGTTAATCTGGGGCGGAGACCATGACATTGACGAAGACGAAGGTATGGAGTATGATATAATTACAAACTTAACTTGTCCTAAATGTGAATCTTATGTAGAAGTCTACCATAAGATCAAAAGTAAACTATGATTTTTTTAGCATGTCCGCCAGTTTATACTTTGCCTGGCACTTGGAATGATCCAGAGAAAATTGCAAAGTGTAATGAAACACTTATACCACATTTTACATTTAATCCTGATTATACTTTTGGTATATCAATTGCAGTGATTACTGTTTTGTTGGCCGCATACGGCATATACAAAGGTTTCTTTGCAAACAAAGGATTAGCTGACCCTTGGGATGATCACGATGACTAAATCTTATAACAAAATAAAACATCAAGTAAAATCAAACAAATATTATGTTTTCTGGGGCGCCTGTACAATTGGTGTCTTACTAGGACAGATATATGTTGGTAATGGATATCGTAGAATGGCAGAAACAAATGATATAATATCTGCTGATATTAACCTACTAGTGGAGGTTCTTACTATGCCCTCACCTCAAGCGATGCCTGTTCCAAATTATGATTATGAAATGCCTATCTTACAATGAATCTAAGTGAAAGTGATGCTGCATATGCAGCAAACCAATTCATCGATTACTTCTCTAATATGGGTCGTATCGATGAATATCTTCGTAATGTAAAATTAGATCGTATGTCAAAGATGCCGACATATCTTCCTGGCTGTGGGCCTGAAGAAGATATGTTTGATGCATTTGACATGCACCCAAATGACATGGACTTTAAAGTCTATGCTGCTGGAAAAGAAGATAGTTTCACGAATGAATATTTCAACGAGAGACTACAGATAACAACATCTCATTCAATTGAGAGTTCAATTCCTGGCAAATCACTTAAGTGGATTGTCATGGAAACAAATACTAAAAAGATTGTTGGGTTTATTCGTTTTGGTTCTCCTACAATCAACTGCAAACCTCGTAATGATTGGTTAGGAAGACCACCTGAGTTGAAGAGATTTAATCGTCACTCAATTATGGGATTTATTATTGTTCCGACTCAACCATTTGGATTTAATTATCTTGGTGGAAAACTCTTAGCACTTCTTTGTTGCTCTCATGAGGCTAGAGAACAGTTAAATAGTAAATACGGATCTGATATTTGTTTATTTGAAACTACGTCATTATATGGCACAACCAAATCATCATCTCAATATGATGGTTTAAAACCGTACATGAGATACAAAGGACTCACTATGAGTGACTTTACTCCTTTGTTACATGATGATGTTTTTAAAGGTTTAAATAAATGGTTTATCGAGAGAAACAACAACAAAACTTTGGTCAAGGAGGACGCCTCCAGTCGCAAGTTAAAAACCCAACAAAAGATGATATCTATCATCAAGAAAAGCTCGTCTTCTCAAAAGGCTGCGGAATTCCAGACTGCGATTGTAAATGCAAAGAATCTCACTGAAAAGAAAAGAGTTTATTTCAGTGACTATGGATTTGCTAACTCTAGGGAAGTTATTCGAGGAGATACTGACAAACTAGAAAAAAACCCTATCAATTTTGATAAATTCTATCAAGAGAATCTCATCAAATGGTGGAAGAACAAGGCCTCTAAAAGATATGAAAGTCTTAAGTCCAGTGGTTCTCTCAGATCAGAATTAGAGGTTTGGACTAAAGATATGCACATCGACATCATAAGGTAATTACTCATGATCAAAACATTAATACAAGAGTTTCCAGTTTCAACTGTAACGAAACTCGAATCACAAAGAACTTTCTATACAAAGGAAGAAGTCAATCTACTGATTGATATGGCGGTTGATAAAGCAGTCGCTGAAGCAAGAAAGATTGACGAGGAATCAATGGCAAAACATAATCGTGATGCCACTGTGATTAGTATGATTCTTGGATTTACAACTCTTGCGTTGTTTGTCGATGGACTACTAAGAATGTTGGGCATTATTCCACCATTCATGCATCTAGATGTAAATATTCTGGACAAAATAGAAACTGACATCATAGATAAGATAAAACAAGTTCCCATTCAAAGAATATTTCAGCAGGGTTTTAGATGAATGATATTTTAATTTTTCTTTATCTCATATTTTTTGTAATGCTTTTCGCCACCACGTTTGCTTTTATGTGGAGGATGATCGGATCAACTTTAAATGATTTCAATAAACCCATCAGAAGAAACGTTCATCCAGAAATGTCTGATGTGAAATCAGGTGAACAGTTATTGGTCTTTAAAGGAACAGAAGAAGATGATGATGACGAGGATGATGTAATCATTATTAGAAAATAAATTATGAAAGATTTTGACGATTCTAATTGGAGACAAGAATATAAATCCTATACGAGAAATAGGATGGAACTTGATCTTCTCGAACACGGGCCTAAGAGTTTATCTCAATCATGGCATCTCCAAGCACTTTACAGTAATTGGAAAAAAATAAAAGGTATTAAAGATCCCGAACCTTTAGATTTAAGTTGCACATATAAAGAGTGGAGTGAAAAACATGACTGAACCAAATGATCTTTGGGAAGACATGGCAACACTCAATTCTCTATATGGAGAATTATGCTGGGATCATGATGAAGTTTTGGAATTTATTCCAGACTTTGAAAATGACAGAATTATTATTAAACGCAAATCTACATCATGAATAAATTTTCACCATTACATTATCAGAGAGGTAAGATTCAAGTTTGGGATTTTATCGCTGATCAAGAACTTGATTTCTTTGCAGGCAACGTAATTAAATATGTTTGTCGTGCTGGTCATAAAGATCAAGAGGGTGAGTTAGACGACCTTAAGAAAGCAAAAGTCTATATTGATAAAAAAATTGCCTTATATAATGACAGAACTTAAAGATTGGTTGAACTCGATCAATACAAATAAGAACAATCTAATTGATGAGGATCCTGATTTAGAAAAGAAGTATCCTTCTTACATTGTTAATAGATGTCTATCTGGACAGGTGGATTCTGTGATGTTTGCTAATGAAATGAACAAACATCCTAACTTAGAAAAGAAGTTACAGTATGACTTTTTTCTAAATAGTCTCAGGAAAAGGAAAAGATTTTCTCCTTGGCTTCGCAAGGATCAAAT